AGAACGTAGCTCTTAGTATTCTGCAAAGTAGCAACAGTGCTTTCTCTGTCATCTGCAACAATAGTGCAATCAGTAAGTGTCTGTGTTTTAATATCTTTGCTATAACTCCATGAGAATGCAATATCTGTAAGAACAGTACCGATTTCATGGGTGTCTGCAACATTACAAGTAAACGAAGTAATCTTTAATGCTTCATAATTGATTTTGTCTAAGATATTCTTTAAAGCAAGTGATACATTTGTCAAATCAGGATAATCCTCATTTTCATATGCAACCTTGTCGGCAGTACCACCTAATTCAATAGGGTCAGTGTAACCGATAGAACCATCTTCTCTAACGGATAATACTTTACCTGCCTCATCAACTGACTGTGTAGCATCAAACTTCTTATCCAATTCCGTCTTCACAACTTTTGTCTGTGGAGCAGAAGAGGAAGTAAGGTTTAATTCTTCATCGTAATTCGCAAGAGCAACATTACCCAAAGAGTCAGTTACAAGGTGTTTATTTGCAATATCATCGCCACTAAAAGTTTTATCCAGTTTAGTGTTAATTTTCTCATTAAGGATTCTTCCTTGATTTGCAGATAATGCACTTGTCAAACTTGAACTTTCTACAGAGTCAAGAATAGCGTCACCACTAATTTTACTGTCAATGTCTGTTTGCAAATATGTTTCAAGTGCTTGTAATGCTTCAACATTAGGAATCTTTGTAGTATCTGCACCATCAAATGTAGAAACAACATCTTTAGATTTAGATACGAAATCTTCAAAATTAGTCTCGCCAGCACTTACAATGTCCTGTACCGTTACACTGTTATCAGTACTATCCACAATAAAGATAGTCTGCATTAACTTATCATCTTGTGTATAATAGAACCATGTGCTTGTCTCGTTTGTTGTATAAGCTTCACCATCTTTGAGATAGGTTATGGTAATTTCACCATTCCCTGCGTCAAAATAACTTGGTTTTGAATCACAATTTATGGCTGCATTGTCTGACATTTCAGAAATTCTTTGGTCAACATAAGCCTTTGCATCTTTGAGCGTATTACTTGATGCTTTTTTTATGCTTCCTGATACAGAACTATCGCCATTGATAATAGCAATAGCATCTTCGTTAGCAGTAACACGCTCACTCAAAGAAGTATTAGCAGTATCACACACATTCTTAATTTCTACAATCGCACCACTTAAAGTTTGGTCATTCGTAGTGAGAGGTGTGTTACCCATAGCAGTTTGAATATCTGCAATCTGTGCTTCTGTTGTAGAAATATGTGTCTGAACTTGTGTATCATCGTAGTTCTCCAATGACGCAAGTTTCTCTTTTTCAAGAGTTGTAAAATCATTTGTAGAAAGACCTTTACCGTCTTCCTTTGCAACATAACCCTCTAAGAGAGTATCTGTTTCAGTTTTCTTATAATAATCAATGAGACTTGAAGAACCACCAGATTCTACCAATCTCCATTTACCTAAATTTTCGTCAACAATATTACTTCTGTTGAATCTATATCTATTACCATCCTCAACAACATTACATTCATAAATATCTGGGAGGTAATTTTCATTGAATGCAACCATCTCATCAATCGTATTAAATAAAGAACGCACATTATCTGCTTTCTTACCGAGATATGAGATGTTATCTAACATTGATACACTCATTTAATTATCTCCTTTCTATGAAAATTTCAATGTAATTCCACTAGCTGCGGAAGGGTCAATCTGTATATAAACTGCATAGTCATAACCATTAATCTTAACAGTTACAGATGAAAAACTATTTGTATAACTTAAAGCATTTACAGGGTCTAAGATTGTAGTGATATTACCGAGCATTTTTGGTACAGCTACACAAACCTTTCCCCAATCAGTTGTAATTCCTTCATAAGTAAATACCTTTGTATTCTGTAACTTAGAACTAAGAGTCTTAATCATTGCTTCTGTAGGTTCACCTGTTTCTGCATCCACAATTCCATAGTAAATCACAGGATAAAATTCAATCTTCTTAGTGATAGTAGAAGATAATCCTTCTTTATCTGTTACAACGACTTTGATTGTAGAAGTTTCTTTAATCTCAGTATTGTGAATATAAGGGAATGAACCACCTGATGCACAAGAAGTATTTTCCTTTACCTCAACGTCATTGATAAAGTATTCAATCTTCGCAACATCATAAGTCTGTTTAGTAACTGTTGCGTTGATAGTAAGAGAAGAAATGCTTTCAGTAACAATGTCGTATAATGTCTTTGAAGGAGAGATACTTAATGTTACCTTTGGTGCAATCTTTTCAGTAAGCATATCTCTGATAATCTCTTCAAGAGGCGTTCCCTTTGGATAAGAACTCTTTAATGTACCCATCTGAACATTTGGTGTCAATGGTGCTTCTAATTCTGAGTCTGTCTTAACCATGAGTTTGTCCAATGCGCCCTTTACATTATTGATAGTAGCATCTACATTATTTTCATATTCAAGAGTATCTACATTGATATCCATTGCTTTATCTAATGCGCCTTTCACATTAGTAATAGAAGCATCTTTTGTAGTTGTATATTCTAAGTTGTTAACGCCAATATTCATTGCTTTATCTAAAGCATTCTTTACATTCTTAACTGTTACATCTTTACTTGTTGTATAAGCAATATTAGTAGTTTCAATTACTAATGGGTCAGTAGTTTTTTCAGTACCATCTGACATCTCACAAGTAATTGTATTATCTGAATTTAAAACTATATTCTCAATTGATATACCATCGGCAGGAGTAGGAACTGTAACCGACACCTCTTCGCCAGTTTCATTAATAGTAAAATATACGGTAGTTCCTTCTACACGCATATTTCCAATACCAAGGGCAACTTGGTTTGTATAGTTCTTACCAGAGCCTAATGTTATAATATTTAATCCCATTTAGACACCTCCTTATACATCCCACCACTTATGATTTTCTTCATCATAAATGTAGGCTTTCTTGGTGTCCATTTCATAAAATGTACTTGAATTTCCGATTAAATTATTTCCGAATTTTTCAATTGGTTTTTCATCTGTTGATAAGCCATATAATTCCATCCATACACGGTTTTGCTTATCTCCATATTTATTAAGTGTTATCATAGCAAACCTCACTTTCTTTAGCGTATTGGAAAGATAGTGGCTATATATAATAAAGGAGCCTTGTTGTACAAGACTCCTTTTATTTTAAATATTTAATATATTGGTATAAATTCCACCAAATTGTTCAACATCGAACTTTAATTTCTTTCCATCATTTAAAAATATGTATTCACCCGGTATTTGAGATGGAAGCTCTGTGTACTGTTCGTATCTGAGCTTGTGAGCCGTCTCTTTATGGGTTACTCTTATAAATTTCATATCTCTATTATCCATATCCGTGTTCTCCTTTTATATAATATATTGCTATTATATATGAAATAATATTTTAATCAAGGTAATAAAACAAAATTATTTTTTAAGATGCTTTTACACCTTGAGTTATTATTTTTGATTTGTCTGGTTGGTTAGGGTCGTCTGCATAGTACCATTTGTAGCCGTAAGCTGTTTTTTGTATGCCAGCAACACATCTTGAAATTCCTGTAGAAATTGAATTAAGTTTTTTAACATCATCATTCACATGTCTTGCTCCATCCGCAATAGATATATATGTAGTAATAAAATTATCATTTAAATCATAGCAATTGCATAGTTTAGTATCTGAACGCTGCAACTGCTTACTATATATATCATCTCCATGAAAACGACAATAATATCCATGTATTGTAAGTAATTTATTCTTTGGATTACATGCGTCCATAACCATATCAGAACGACATCCTAAAAAATTACCACACTTTGTAGAATTAAAAAATGTATCTACAAAATTTAAATTTGAATCATATAAATCTATTTTAGGTCTATACTCTCTTTTCTCATAACCTTTGTAATTATATTCTGGAAAATTAGACCACCAAAATCCATACGCAGTTTTATGTTCCTTATTTAGAACATCCGAAATATACCCGTCATTTCTTCCAAATGCTTGATTTGCTTCGACACAACTTGTATAATAACCAACAATCTGTTCTGTTTCTAATGAAAATTGATAAATATCTTGAAAATTATATGGCGTATAATCATATTTATCTATTGGATCACCACTGTTTCTAAATACATATGTATTTTTATAATTTCGTGTATGCCCGTATATTATATTAGTAATTGATTTTATGGATATATTTAATGTTTCTGAGGCTTCGACTCTTGTTCGAAAATTAAACAATAATATACCATCCATATCATATACATCAACGGGTTGACCTTGCCCAATCTTGTTGTTCCCACCATCATCAATATTATATCCACCACAAAGTATTGAAGTATGCAGCTCTTCAATATATTTTATTTCTAATTCATTTAAAACCGATGTTAAATTATCTTTAGATGTAAAAGATACAACATCTATTGTTTCAACAGAAAAATTATCACGTCCATACTTGCGTATTGCGGCATCAATTCCTGTCAAAGAAGGTTTATTAATAGCATCAGAGTAGTGAGCTATCCATCTTTTTTGAACAGTTTGTGTTGTTTGTCCAACATATTTCTTACTATTTATTAAATTGGTTATAAGATAAATATAGCCTTCGTATTCATTTGTATTTTTATTAAACATAATTTCCTCCAATCAAAAAAGAGCCGATATATAATCGACTCTTGTAATTGAAGGCAGAGATAGGAGAGCGTAAACCGTCCTATATTAACTCTTTACCGGATTCTCCATCCGACCTATATTTCTATTTAATTATTTTTATCTCTTTTTGCCTCACTAGCTTCTGATTCGTCCGTAGGTGTTTCATTCTTAGGTCTACCACCAGTTTCTTCATCGCCGGTTGCACTGCCAGACTGAGTATGTGTAGATTGTAATGGAACAAATAAAGTTCCAAGATTTAAGCATGATTCCTCTAAGAAATTTAAAGAAATTGTGTCTTTAGCACTGAATCCATTACAAGCATTATATAGCAACTTTGTAGGCAATCCATATTCAGCAGACTTAAGTAAACTTTCTTGGAAATCCTTCTTTGTGTATACTGAAACAGGGAAGAATTTTATCTTACCTGGATTCTTAATTTGATAACTCACAAAACGTTGTACAAAAGATTCAATCTGTGGAAGAATCGAACTAATAGCAAATTCTGTGTTTGCAATCATCGCATTTTGAAGTCCTGTTGAACCAGTAATGTTGCTTCCAATTAATAATTCAGAACCACCACTTGTATCAAGAATAGCAGTAGTAGCCTTCTGTAAACGATTAACGTCTGTTGTTGCATCATTATCAAATGATATTGTTTTTAATTCCTTACCCGGAATTACTGCACTAGATGTATAATCAGGAATAGCACCAGAATCTAACATTCTATTAAAATAATCCAATACGAGATCAGGTGAAACCATCCAGTCATCAACATCCTCGCCAATAGTATCCATAGGTAAGTAAACTAACTTATACACCTGTTGTTCATCACTAATTGCTTGAATTTCAGCAAGATCCAGGAGAGAGATAAGATCTAAGAACATTGCACAGAATGGGGGAATAACGACATCAAAATCTTCATTACGAAACTTTAAGCAAAAAGCTGAAGTATCTTCAAAATGTTGCCATTTTTCTCCACTATTTTGATAAGCATTATACATATCTGTTAATGGCGAACCGAGTGCTTCCAATACATCTTGCCTACTACGCCAATAAGTCATATCCATAGCAAAACTAAAATCACCCGTACTGTAACGACCATCAATTCTACAGTAGTCAGGGTCAAGATTCATTAAAAACAATCCTGTCTCATCGTAGAATACACAGTAATAAGCAACGTCCTCTCTTAAAGCCATAAGAATAGCAGCAAGCATTTCTCTCTGCAATCCCATTCTATCTACAATATCAACTGTTTCATTAAATGATTTTAAAGTCTTTGTAGCATCTCCACCTTTTACTAAATCATATTCTGGTATAACAGAACGCACATCTAAACAAAAACAGTTTGCAAAGAACTTTAATAATCTAAAATAAATATGAGAACGATAGAAGAGGTATCTTGATAAACCTCTTAAGTTCTTTTCATTTGAACCAGGTGATTTTAAATAATTTCGCACTGAATCCTTGCTAAAACTAGAAATATTTCTTGTACTCGTCTTATTTACATCTCTTAAATATTTCATGCCTTCTATCTGTGCAATTTCATATCTTTGCAGTGCATCTAATCTATCCTTATTCTTCTCATAAAATTCTTTGACTTCAGCCACAGTAGGCTGTTTCTTTTCAGAAGGTGCAGTAGTAGTCACCTCAGTTTTTTTCATTTTTTGTGCCATTACGCACCTCCTTGTATTTTTATATTAAATGACCCACCGTGGTACGCATTACTAAGAGGCGTGGTGGGTTCTGTTCAAAAATTTATGTAGGTAAATTATTTATTTTTACCTATGTTTACTCAAATGATGATAATCGTCTCGCTGGACGAATAGTGAGTTGCTTAACTAAATTATTCGTATCTTGTTGTTTTGGTTTTAATTTAAGTTCTAACTGACAAGCACACCAATAATTATAAGCTATACTAGAATATCTGTCCTTTCTCATTCCAGATATTTCTTTTACTTTAATATTTCCGTTTTTAACTTCATGTTCTAATTTTATTAACTCGTATTGAGTCATTGTTGTTTGTATGTACGGCATTTTCAAAGCGTTCTGTTCTGTTAAAGAGAACTTATTGTAACTCTTAAAGGTATCACGTAATATATCTTCGCCATCATGTTCAGATACCAAGAAATTTATTTTTCCATTTTGAATACCATTTCTCAAAAGAACACATATTTCATTGTTGAAAGCAGAGGTAGCCTTAACAGACCAAACAACTTTTTGAGCATCCTTAACTTTACAACGAGCCGCCATATCAGGGTCGTTACAACAAGTTAAAGCCTTATATGTCTCTCCGGTCTCCGGGTCGTATTGGTCTTTTATTATAAAGTCATATACACCAAGACCTATACCATTCGTATCTAGCACAAAATCAGTACATTTGTAATGATAAAAGTATCTCATAGCAATAATACCAAGTTCATCTGTTGTTAAACCTTCATATGTTTCTGCATATATAGGATTTGATTGATACGAAGTTTGATTAGTTTGAACTAAATTATTAATGAAAAATGCAGCAGCATCGTTTTTCTTTTTCTTTGATGAAGCCATTAAAGCAACGTCCAAAGATAATATTCGTTTCTCGGCAGCACTTACTGATGGAACTCTAATTTTGTCGTTATAGAATTTAAGTGGATAGAAAGCATTTTTAATTTTTCTACATTTCCCAAATTCATCAAATTTAAATAAGCTTCCATCTGTATCACCAAACCATAAGCATTCCATTTCCATCTGTTGTACAAGTTCATTATAATCTGCTTCGCTCATTTCATCTTGTAACTGCTCACGAGATAGTAGATTTTCAAGTATACTTATTTGATAAGGTAAACCACATATAAAATATTTTTTTACATCGTCAAAGAAGTTAAGAGTATAGCTTTGAGCTTTTTTCCATGCCCATGAACTTTTAAAGTAAGCACTGGACATATAAATTTCTTTATTTCTTTCTGTTAAATGTGCATATTCTGGTTTGTTCAAATATTTAGGATGGCGAGGGCTTGTTAAGAATTTTCTTAATACAGTATTTATAACTGTTTCATCAACCATTCTAAATTCATCAACAACAATAATGTAGCTCTCGCAGATCTTGAATTCTCAGAACTAGTACGAGTTTTTATCCAAGAGGTGTTTTTAAATGATATTGTCGCATCGTTCTGGCCAATGTTGCATTTCTCAATTTCACTCCGTAAAATCGCTGATTGTTTCATAAAGTCATCTTGAATTTTTAATAAAACTTCATTAGCCTGTTTTAAAGTTCCTGAACTAACAACAATTTTTGTTCCAGGGAACAATATACACCTAACAACACAAAAGAGGGCGGTAAGATAGGTTTTTCCTTGACCTCTTGCTGCAAGATACATCATAAAATTATAATGCATCATTGCATATATCAAAATCTTTTGAAATAATTTCAAATGAATACCCAATACATCAGAAACAAATCTCTGTGGATTGGCTCTATAATAGGCACATCTCCAAGCAACAGTGTCCATAATTTTTTGTGCCTTATCACGCTCAACATCTTTTACGGTTT